TCCAGATGTCGGGCCTCCTCCCGGGTCACGGAAAGCGTCACACGGTATGTTTTCAGGTCAGCATTCAGCCCCGCCGCCATACGCTGCGAATACCCGTCACCAAAACGCACTTCACGCACCGATGGCTGCGAGTTCACCTCCATATCCGGCTTCACTTTCCAGCGAAAGGTTTTCATCGCCTGCCTCCGGAAAAGACGCCGCCATCACGCATCTGCGCCTGAATCTCATCCTGCGCCCCCTTGCGGGCCATGTCATACACCGCCTTCATCAGCTGCGGCCCCGCCTGTCCGTTGGAGCCGTCGTTCTGAATCACCACGTGATTGTTCTGATTAAAATTAATGCCTTCCGTCCGCCGCATCTGCGCCGGACTTCCGGCACCACCCACATAACCACCTTCCGCATAGCCGCGCATCAGACGGTAAAGATTCCCCACACCTATCCGGCTGGTTGCCTCTTTCGTGAAAACAAACTCCCCGCGGTGAACTATCCCCGCAGGCTCATATTTGCCGCCCGTCCCCGTAAATCCTCCGGTCGCGAAATGGAAGTTCGCCGCCGCAGCCTGAATGGCCGTCCCCGAGGAAGCAGATGCACCACCACCGAAAGCACCGCCAATGGCGCTGCCGATACGCCCGACAATGCCCACCATGGCCTGTTTAAGCAGGATTTCTGTCATCATGGACAGCACCGAACGGGTGAATCCCCGCCAGTCTGCCTCTGCACCGGTCAGCATCGCCGCCATATTCTGTGCAATACCGTCAAAGGTCTGCGTGGCAGCACTTTTAACCTGCGAAAAACTGTCCGTCGCACTTTCCGCCCACTCGCCCCAGCCGGACTTCAGCCCGGCCATCCAGCTTCCACGAAGCTGCTCCTCCGCAGACCTGGTGTTCTTCAGTGCCGATGTGGCCTTCGCCAGCGCAGCCGGATTATCACCGTACACGTCCCGAAGACGCTGCGCTTCAGACTCCCGCTGCGCCTGACGGTCAGTGAGACCGCGGGCTTTTGCGCTGATGGCGGCCTGCTTCGCGCTCTGCTGCTCTTCAAACCGCACCGCCTGCTGTGCCAGCTCATTCAGGCGTTTCTGGTATTCAACCTTGTCGCCCAGCTCAGCCAGCTGGCGTTTGTACTCCAGCGTCTCGTCTTTATGCGCCAGCAGGGATTTTTCCTGCTCAGATAACTGTCGTTTCGTGGCAGCCTCTTTCAGGACCGCATACTGACTTTCCGCTTTCCATAAATCACGGCGCTGCCGGCTGATTTTCTCATTCGCACCGCTGTGTTTTTCCAGCGTCCTGAGCTCAGCTTCAAGGGCAAGCAGAGCCTCTCTTGCCTGCTCCTCTTCCCTCTCCCCGGCAGAGCGCGTTTTCGGTGATGTATGCTTTTTACCTGTCAGCTCTTCAGCCAGACGGCTGACGGCTTCCTGCTGCCCCGGACCTTTGCTGACGCCTGTTGCACGCGAGCGGTTGATGTACCCCATTTCCCCCTGGCGTATACGCGCATCCCGTTCCGCAATGGATTTTCTCAGCGCCAGTTCATCACGTTTTGTTTTCTCAATAAATACGCGGTTCTCTTCTGCCAGTTCACCAAACAACGCACCAACGCCGGGCACATTCTTTGTCGTTTCCCAGGCTGACTGAATAAATTCAGCCAGCGCCAGATCCCCCTGCACAAGCAGCAGCTTCACCTGTTCAACGGTTCCTGCCACCACGTCAGTGATCAGACTGAGTGCCCCCAGTGTATGATCACCTATCCATGCCCATGCGTCAGAAGTCCAGGTTTTAACATCGTCCCAGATTTTTTCCACCGGCGTGGCCGCTTTATCAAGTTGCTCCAGACGTGCATTCATGACATCCGCAAACAGGGACATCGCCTCCGTCACCGCAGCCTGTTTACCTTTCGTGCGCTCAAGCTCATCAATATGGCGTAACTGGGAAACGCTCAGGAAGTTATACTGCTGATTCAGGGAGGCCAGCGCCTTCACCGGATCTGCTGCAATCCCTTCAAAGGCTTTTTCCACCTTCCCGGCATCGTCCCCCACCGTCTGCAGCCATCTCTGAGAGGTTTCCCCCATGATCCGTAGCTGCCCGGCGGTATATTTCCCGCTTTCTGCCAGACGGGCCAGATTTTCTGCCGCCTGTCTGATACCACCACCGGCTTCATCGCTGATCACCCCGGCCATTTTCCACAATTCTGCCGTTGTGGTGGCAGCAGCCCCTCCGGTCAGGGTCAGTGAACGCAATAAGGCCCGGTCAGCCTGCTCTGCCTGCCAGGCGGCGGCAGCAAGCGCGGCCAGTACGGCAACCCCGCCACCTGCCGCCACACGGGCCACCGACATAAATCGTCCCAGCTCACCGGCATTCCGGGCATTTTCAGCCAGTGCATTTGCCGTATCTGACAGCGACTCCTCTGATGATTCAGAGGCATCCCTGATCCCGAGAAGTTCCTCCTTCAGCAGGGTAAGCAGGCTGAGCGGTCCACCGAATGAATCGCTGATCTGCCCCCCCTGCTGCAGCATGATAAGGAAGGGATTCTGACCACCGGCAAGCTGAGTGACAATATCCGTGAACTGTGCGGGCAGTGTGCGCATGGCAGCCTTATACTGTCCGACTGATATCCCGGCTTTTTGTGCAGCCAGCGCCTGTCGGCTCAGACTCTGCTCAGCAGCATCAGCCTGTTTTCTGAAAGACTGACTGACTTTCCCGGACATCAAATCAGCAAGCGCACTGGTTTCACCCAGCTCTTTTTTTACCCGCGCTGCCTCTTCAGAAAAACGGGCAGAATCCAGTGTCAGCACGGCTGTCAGATCGGCAAAATTACCTGCCATCGTGGTCACCTCCTGAAATGTCCTCTGATACCATCAATAACTGTCACAACCTCCTTCCCTCCTCCCCGAAACGGACTCCACCGGCGAGGCCCGCCGCCTTCTGCATCAGTACATCATTTTCGTCCGGCGTCTCCGCCTGTCCTTCCTCTGCCTCCGGAGCGAACAGGCTGAAATCCGCCGGATGCATATCCGGATCGCAAAAAAACAGGCTGAGTACGGCGTACATCAGCCCGGAAAAATGCATATCCAGCTGGGTATCCTGAAAATAATGCGTGCAGTAAAAACGTCGCCAGTCGGCATATTCGGTGGATGTCATCCCGGCAAGCATGGCGCGCCAGTCGGCTCTCTCCATCTCACGCGCCAGTTTCAGGACAAAGTTCAGCTCGCCTTCGAATGCTTTTTTGATGTTACCGGCTCAGTCGCTTCTGTTTTCCCGGTTGGTTCAGGATCGGCATCGTGCCGGTTATCCAGCATACCTGAAAGATAAAGCACCCGGTTCGTTGCCTGATTCAGTGCATCAGCAGGCCATCCCAGCATCACTTCACGGCGGATCTGCTGCATCTCTGTCTCCGGAGAGGCCAGAGTGCCTTTGAGGGAATGGGAATGCCATAGCGACATCGCCACAAGCAGGGATGCCGTTTCCAGATATCGCTGGTTAATGTGCACGACATCATGCTTCGTTGTCTCCTGTTGTTCTGCGTCTGAAACAAACTTTATATAATCAAACCGCTGCAGCGCAGACAATTCGGAAAGCGTGACGGACACACCGTTATATTCAAATTGTTCTGTTTTCAGAAACATGTATTACCTCCGTTTACCCTGCAGCGCCCGCTTCAGTAACGGTGACTTCAGCCACTGCGGCGAACTGACCATTTCCGCTCACCACAGGGATCTGCACCTTACCTGTCGCCACGCCGTTTACCGTAATTGTCATATCTTTCACACTAATGGTGGCTTTCGACGGATCGGCGGAAACCGCTCTGAACGTCTTGTCTGTTGCACTTTCCGGCTCAAAAGAAACCGTCAGGGTGGTTGTTTTCCCTTTTGCCACCGTACCGGATGTCGGCGTCACCTTAATCGCACTGACCGGCGTAATTTTGCTGCGTTCTTCCGCTACAGAAGGTTTACCCACGTTAGTGACTTTCACCGTGCGGGTGATCACTTCTTTCGCCGTCACGGCCTTACCGATACTGCTGACCCAGCCACGAAACACATCCACCGTGCCATTCGGAAAACGGATTTTATAGGCCCGGACATCGCCGCTTTCAAACCAGCCTATAAGCCCTTTCTGGCCTTCCTCTCCCGGTTTCCAGGCCAGCGTAAAACTGGTATCACCTGCAGATTTCTGCCCCTGCCCGGTCGCGGTCCAGTCCGCGTCTTCATCATCCAGGTAGTTATCATCGTAGGATTCTGCCGTCATCTCGCCCGGCGTCAGATCCTTCACCTTAGCCAGTCGCTGCCAGTCATCGTCTGACAACGGGTTTGCATAGGCGTCACCCTGACCGTTATAAACCCACAGGGTGGTACCGGCTCCTTTTACCGGCTCCAGGGGAATTCGTGTTTCGGCTTGACGTAGCCCGGACGTAACACGCGGGTTTCACCACCGCGATGACGCAGCACTTTTCCTTCAACAACCGGGGAGACATAGGCCGCCACCGGCGTTTTTCCGGTAATTTTGTCCAGCATCACCTCTTCGGTATGGAAATTCACCGTACGGCGGAAAAACAGCTCCAGAAACAGCGCACGAAATTTCACTTTTTGTTCGGTATAACCGAGTAACTGGCGGGTCGTAAACAATCCCATAAATCAGTTCCTTTCATTCAGAAATCAGTCAGGCCACCGCGGTGGCCTGATAACGTGTTACGGCAGCGCCGCGTGACTCAGGGCACTGCCGGCAAAGGCATTTGCCTTTTTGTGTTCATCCACACTTTCAGGCCAGCGGATTGCCTCCGTCGCAAAGGTCCCCGACTTGTAATAGGTCAGTACCGTCTCTGTGCCTTCAAGCGGCAGTACCAGTATGCCAACTGCACTACCGGCTTTCTGTCCGTCCCAGACCACCAGTTTCCCGCTGGCTTCATCCAGCATCAGGGGCGTCAGTGCCGGTGTTGCCGAGGAAATCCCGCTGCTGCCTGTGGCGGTATGAGCCGGATCATTACCGGCAAAAATACGTACTTCCGCACGCTGTTCAGTGATGTTTTTCGTTACCATATTGTAAAAACCTCCTGTTGATGGTCAGCACTGACTTCATGGCATGGCCATGAGCATTTTCACGTCCGCATCACCGTCTGCTGACGTCTGTGGCACGCCACCCTGTACCGCAGCCGGTGAATGGTTCGCCATGATGCGTTCAAACAGGGCGGTTGTGGATGCAGAGACCGGTTCTGCCTTACCTGATCCCGCAGCCAGCACAGCCCGGGCGCTCTCCACAGTCATTCCCGGGCAGGCAGCCAGCTGTTCAGCCTGCGCCTCAGCCCCTTTTGCCTCATCCAGTGCCATGATCTGATCACGGAGTGAGGGTCCGGCATCCGCCTGCGGTGAAGCAGCCAGGATCGGGCGGGCTTTTTCCACCGTCATCTCCGGCATCGCCGCCAGCGTTGCCGCCAGTTGTTCACGACCGTTCGCTTCTTCACACGCCATAATGCGATCGGCTTCACTCTGCGTGGATGCCACCGGCTGCTGCGGTGCCGCCGCGGCCAGAATCGCCCGGGCCTGTTCAACGCTCATGCCCTGTTGTCCTGCCAGCATCGTGGCAAGCTGTTCACGTCCTTTCGCTTCCTGGCATGTCAGGATCCCCATCACTCGCTGGTTCTCCTGCGCGGCGGCTTCCGTTGCAGTTAATTGCGGCATAGTGCCTCCTCTGACATTACTGTTCAGCGCCGTGGCCATCACACTGATGGCATCCGACGCATTGACTAATTCATCCGCCAGCCCGGCATCAATGCCGGACTGACCTTCAAAAACGGCGGCCTCTGTTCCCGTGACGGCATCAACAGACAGACCGGTAAACATGGCCACTTTTTCGGCAAACATCCGGCGCGCCGCATCAATGCGCTGCTGCATGTTCTGGCGAACCTCTGCCGGTAAGGCTTCAAACTGATTGCCATCCACCTTGTGCGCCCCTGAGTAAATCAGCGTGATATCCACACCGGCCTGCGCCAGATGACCGGCATAGCTGACATGGCTCATCATCACGCCAATGGAGCCGATACGGGATGTCTGGGTAACCAGCCGTCGGGAGCAGGCCGACGCCAGCAGCATGGCTGCAGAACAGGCCGTGTCATTGCACAGTGCCCAGACCGGCTTCTGCTGACGGAGGCGGTAAATCATGTCAGCGCAGTCAAACGCGCCGGCGGCCTGCCCGCCCGGACTGTCAATGTCCAGCAGTACGCCCCGCACCTGGCTATCCGCCATTGCCTGCTGAAGACAGGCGACAATGCCGTCATAGCCTGTCATTCCGGAAAATGGCCGCATACCCCCCAGCCGGTGCACCAGCGTGCCGGTCACCGGCAGTACAGCAATACCGTTCACCACCCGGTAAACACGGGCCGGTCGTTTACCTCCGGCCATGTACTCGTCCGTTTCAGCCAGCATTCCGGGAGCATCAAGCTGTACCTGCTGCTGTGGTACCGAAAGACTTGCTGCCCCCATCTCGCGCCCGAGCGCGCAAAAGAAAACCCGCGCATAGGCGGGCTCCAGAAGCAGCGGTTCATTGAATGCTGCGGCAATAATGTGTGAAAGATTACGTCTCACGGGGTGTTGTCTCCTCTTCCGGCCTGCGACTCTCCGCTATCTGCTGCTGATACGCCTGCGCTATCCACACCGGACGTGAGAGTCCGGCTTTTTGCCGCTCTGCAGATTCCCTGACCTGCTGGCGGAAAATGTCCTGATAATCCTCGCCCATCAGCGCCGGCTCTTTCTCATACGTGCTCAGTCCGGCCTCAATGCGCATCACCGATTCCTGAACCTCCTTGAGCCCGTCAATGGCCATTCTTCCGGCACCAATCCACTCTGCCCGTGACCAGGCTGATCGCGCCTGATAAAAATCAAAACGCGCCCGTGGCGGACGGATAATCCCCCGAAGAAGTGCCTCTTCCAGCCAGTAGGAAAACATCTGCGTGGCCAGCCGGGCCGCAATAAATTTTCGCCGCCCCATAAAATAGCGCCACGACTCATTGGCAGAGGCCCTGGCACTTGAATAACTGACCTTCGAGTAATCACGGGACAACTGTTCGTAGGAAACGCCAAGACCGGCGGCGATATACCGCAGCAGCGCCTGTTCAAGCGCCGAAAATCCATTGTCTGAATCCTGCGCAGTCTGTAGTTTCAGATCATCCCCGGGGAAAAGGTGCGGAATTTTGACACCACCCAGCGTCACGTTATTCGTGTCATACCAGCTGGAGAACTTCTCCAGAATATTAATAAGCGGATTATCCTTCTGCCCCTGCGGCGCACCGGCGATATATTCAAAGGCCTTTTCGGTATCAAGGTCACTTTCAATCGTCGCTGCATACATGGCTTTCACAATGGCCGACTGAAGCTGTGTTGCCTGCAGGGAATCGAGCATCTTCAGCCGTTCCATGACGCTGTAAAACTGGTTGGCCCCACGGGTCTGCCCGTCCTCCACCGGCTCGAAAATATGCAGCATGGCCGGACGCCCGGTGGGAAGTTCACGCGGGATCCGTTCCCATCGTCCACTCCCGGAGCGAGGAAAATCATCCTCACAGATATGGTACGCAACGGCACGGCCATATCGATCGACCTCCACCCCGGCCCGCAGAAAACGGTTCCCCATACCGTGTCCTGGCGTGTCCACCCGTTTCGGACTCACGGCTTTAAAACGCGTACGGAATAACTGCGTGGTTTCCGTATCCCAGACCGGCTGCACAAAGATTTCGCCGTTAAACGCATGAACGCCCACACCTTCACGGATAAATTCCGTGAACGTGCGTTTTCCTTCCACGTCGATCTCGCCAGACATCCCTTCGGCGTATTCCGACCAGGCCGCCTCCACCTCATCGACAAAGCTTTTTGCTGCGGTCTCCCGCATCCCCAGCCAGCGCCAGTTCGGACGGTAGCTGATAAGAAACATATGCCCGACAATGTGATCCTTATGCAGTGCCACCGCATTGGCCGCTATTCCGTTATTGCGCACCAGATCATCTGCCCGGGCATTCCCCAGACGCAACGCGGGCAGCAGGGCCGCATCGGCACTCTGCGCCGGTGGCAACCACTCCGCCATTTGCCCGCCAAATCCTGCACCGCCCCCGTTGTAGCTGAGACTCTCACGAAGCGGAACGCCGTTCACATCAATCAGGACAGGCGTTCGTTTCATAACCTCACTCCCAGCGGACGACGGCGACGCCGGGTTGTCCCCAGTACCGACTCCGCATCATTGATCGCCCGGTTAAGCTCATCCAGAGAAGCCGCCGTATATTCAATTCTGCGACCATCTTTCTGGACAGACACCACCCGTTTACCGGTTAATAAATCAAGGCGCGCCTGACGCAGCGCCTGCAGTTCAGCGACTGTAACCATTCACTCCTCCGGACAGCTTCGCTGCCAGTTCTTTCAGGGTTGGCCGGGTCGTCTCTTCTTCCCGGGATTTTGCCAGTACAGCCAGATCAAGCTGCCAGCGTTGCACGGACACACGTAATGCCGCGTAGGCATACACCAGGCAGTCCAGCGCTTCGTTACGCCGCTTTTTGTTATCCCACAGCAGACGCATCTTTCCTTTTTCCCACTTCTCCACCAGCTCTTCCGCCACCAGTTGCTGCGCCTCTGTCTGCGAAAAAATCTCCGGATCATCAGGAAAACGGATGGCATACGACGTGGCTTCATCCGCAGGCGAGGGATCGGCTTTCATACGGGCATAGAGAATTTCTTTTGCGGTGTCCGTTCCCACTTCACACAGATACACGCCCCGCTGATTGCGGGTTTTTGGCATGGTGATCACCGGCTTGCCATAGACAGATGCGCCTTTTACCGGCAGCACCCGGAAAACACCGTGTTTTTTTGATCTCTGATAAACAATTTCACCATCGATCCCCCCGGTGTCCCAGCAGACACGGGAAATAGTCATTTCGGTGCCATCCGCATGGCGGTATTTTTTGTTGATCGCCGCATCCACACGTAACAGCGTCTCTTCCTCATCAGGACGCCCCATAATGATGATTTTATCCACCAGAAAGGCTTCCTCTCCCGGAGCCCATCCCCAGACATACATCTCAAAACGGTTTCGCTGCGAGTCAATGCCCGCCGTCAGATAAACCACCCGGGCAGGCACCGCCGCCGTGTAACGCACCACCTTATCCATCAGTACCTGGTGATCGAGTTTTTCGCCCACGGCCTCTTCCCAGGTCTCGCCCAGCGTGGTGTTCACAAAGGTTTTCAGGCCGTTGGGATCTTTCAGTGCATCCAGCCAGTCATAGACAATCTGTACCCAGGTGGTGAACGGACTGTACGCCGTCCAGATATGGAACATGATGGAGCGCGGCGGCGGAATTTCATCACCCCGGGCGCTGAAAAACGTCAGACCGTCACGGGTCCACATGCCCGTGTTTTCACAGATCCACCGCCCGTTGCTCTGGTCCAGTTCAGACTGATGGATCACGCAGCCATGATGTTCACAGAGGTAGAAAACACTTTCAGGGCTGTCCTTCTCCCATTTAAGCCCAAAAGGCGTGGACTCATCGCCAAATTTCAGATACTGCGCCTCCCCACAGTGCGGGCAGGGCACATAAAAACGCATAAAATGCGCCGACTCGTTAGCGGCTTTTTCGATCTGGCAGGTGCCTTTGATTTTAGGCGTCGAGCCGCGAATGGATTTTGGCCACACCGACCCCTCAATACGCTTATCCCCCAGCAGGGTTGGCGAGCCCTCTTTTTCGACATCCGGCTCGAACGAGGAAAGTTCGTCATAGCAGACCACGTCAACGGATTTTTCACGGTAGTTTTTGGCGGCAGCGCCGCCCAGGCACCAGAAACCGACGCCCGATGAAAAGCGTTTCAGCGTGAGAGTATTGTCACGATGTTTACGACCCAGCCATGGGGAAAGGTCTTTCAGGCATGGCACGTTCCGAATCGTCGCCTCCACGTGAGACTTCATAAAATCTTCAGCGGCAGAATCCGTGGGCTGAAAAAGCAGACTGTTTCGGGATTTATGCTCAATAAAATACCCGCCCCCCCCCCAGCAACATCTTTGTATAGCCAACACGGGCAGATTTAATCAGATTAACAGTGCGGATCTGATCATTCCCCATACTGTTCATGATGGCGATCTGGAATGGCAGCGTTTTCCATTCGCCCTCACCATATGAAGATTCTTTAGGCAGATAATAATTTTGATCAGCCCATTCAACTGGCGTCACCGGCAATGCCCTTATCAGGGGCTGTAATGCAGTTGTGACAGCGCTCATCATATTATTCAGTTGTTGCTCTGATATATTCATCAAGTAAATCCGGTAATTTATCCCCTGCCCGCGCACACTGATTTGCCCCCTTAGCAATAAGGGTTTTCAGATGGTCAAGATGGCGCGGTGTTAAATCAGGAAACTGTCGCTGCATGGATAAAGGGATGGAATCAAGCGTACTGGATAACGCCATTGCCAGCTTACTGAGGGCAAAAATACAGAACCCGGTGTCAATCAGTTTTCCTTTTGACACCTCATTTTTTAACTGCTGTGTAACAGCCTGTTCTGCTGTCAGTTCCCATCTGGCAATAAGCAATTTCTCCTCATAGTCGTCTTCGCTATCGCCATCAGGCACATCGTTTTTACTTCTCCTCAGATACGATATGTAAAAATCGCGCCAGGCATCCAGATCCAGTTGCCCTCGCTTATTCGATATCGGGGCACCCGGCAATTTCTGCAATCTGCGAAGCTGGCGATCGGTCAGACTTAAATGCCTGGCAACTTCAGTCTGCGTAGCCACTCCTCACCTCGCAAAAACTCTCACCTCACAATCACAACAAAACCGGTCATGTCCGGTTTACATGTCTGTTTTTTGTTCATGTCCGGTTCACAGAAGACCTGTTTTTATATTTTTCATATAGTTAACTTGAAGAGAAACCGGACATGGATCCCGGAAAATTTTCATAAATAGCGAAAACCCGCGAGGTCGCCGCCCCGTAACCTGTCGGATCGCCGGAAAGGACCCGCAAAATGATAATAATTATCATCTACATGTCACAACGTGCATCTACGCCATCAAACCACGTCAAATAATTAATTATGACGCAGGTATCGTATTAATTGATCTGCATCAACTTAACGTAAAAACAACTTCAGACAATACAAATCAGCGACACTGAATACGGGGCAACCTCATGTCAACGAAGAACAGAACCCGCAGAACAACAACCAGTTACAGATGCTTTATTAAGGAAAAAAACAGCCAGCACTGACTTTCGGTGGAGAGGTGCTGGCTCAGAAGGATAGTTGGATTTCACATGATACTTATGCCTGGCGGTATATTTTCTGACAGACAGTGACGGGTGTTGTCAAGATATTGTGTCATTTATAACCTGAATCAGGGGAGGCCGGAATGTTATCTGGCATTTTTAGCAGAGCCTGAATGCCATAATCACGGCTCCCGGAGTTG